GCCGCCATTGTACCAGATCGCGCCGGCCACGGCATACGCGACACACGCGCCGGCAGCATTTGCCACCATACCTGCATACGTCGCCGCAGCAGTCGCCACACCCACGTAGTCGTTGTTCGCGCCAAAATGCGAAGTGAACTCGAAATACACCTTCCCGCTTGAAAGACCCAGTGTTCCCTTCGCCCCGGTCGTCGCGAAAGGCGCAATCGGCGTCGCCGTGAGGTTCCCACCAGACAGAGTGAGGTTTGGCCCGGCCGTCGCCGGATCCAATGCGGTCGCTCCCCACAGAGCCGAGAAGCCAACCGGAGTATCGCCGACAAATCCTGCACCCTGGCCGAAATTGCCAGTGAACATATTCACGACGTTGGCTTGACCCTTCGCCGCGGGAAAGAGCGTGAGGCCAGTCAGCGCGCCCAGCGACGAGCCTCCGGTGGAAGTTGCCGGATCCGCTCCTCCGCTGTTGTTCCAGATCCCTCCCGGTGTCGGCCGCGTCCAGAACAGCCCTGCGTCCAGATCCACAGCGATGCCCGCCACCCCGACGGTCGGAGCCACCGCATTCTGGAAGATGACGGAACCGTTGATGTATTGTTGGTTCCCGCCCGAGGAATAATCACCAGCGAGCGCACCATTCACACCGTTGGCGTCGAGATTCGCCCATGTGGCTCCCGCGGTGGCGAGGCCGACACCCTCCTGGAACGTCGAGCCGGAAACCTGCATCCGGATCTCGTAGTAATATTTTCCAGAATTGTGCCCGGTCGCCGCCCTGGCCATGCCATGCGAGACACCACCGTTGATGGTGAAAATCAGGTTCCCGCCCGAGAGCGTGCCGTCCTGGATATCCGCCGGGTTCCATGTGGTGAATGTCGTCATGTCAGACCACCGCGCTCCCCCAGGACTCGCGCTCGTGCCATAGCGGCTGCTGCGTTCCAGACGAGATATCGTAGCACCACGTCACCTGCGCCGAGGGGAAAGTGAGGAAGATGAACTTATGCCCCTCGATCGTCACCACGAAGGCCGATGCCGTCACAGCGGTGGGATACTTTGCCCACGCCGACTCCGTGCCGAATGTCGAAACTCGCACGGGACGATAACCATCCAGCCGGTAGAAGATCAGATCCTCCCCCAGCCACAATACCGTGTTGTCCTCGCGTACGATGGCGAGCGGCCCGGCAAGACCGCGCTGCACGAATGCTCCGTCGAACCGCTGGAATGGGAATTTGAGCGCCCCGCTGTCGTACCAGACCTCGATCGTCTTGCCGCCGAAAATCAGAAGCTGCTCATGATAGTTGACTACCGCCAGGACATGATCCGGATCCGCCTGCGCCGACGCCCGGTCGAGCGTCGAATACTGCGTGCCATCCCCGAGCCCGGAGATGAACCAGGTGTTCGTCCCCGCAGCATCGAACACGAAGTAGCCGTCGAAATAGACCACCGTGGCCGCCGCCTGGAAAGCCGGCGCGGTGATTTGCCCCAGCACCACACTCGGCACCGTCGCTATGGCACCCTTGGTCGCCTGCGAGGGAAGCCCGGCGGTCAGCGTCACCACCAATGCGCCAGGACTTCCTGTGGGCGCCCCTGCGATCGTCGTGGTGTGCGTGGTGCCATTGTCCAGCTGCACCACGATGGTCTGACCCATCGCCAGCGTCCCGGTCGCCGCCAGCGTCAGCGTGGTCGCCCCGGCTCCCGCGGTGGTGGTGGTGACCTGGTTCAAACCGCCCGGCTGGTAGATCCAGCCAACCTGCCCGTCGACCATGACGATCTGTTTGTCATTGTCGGCCATGGAGACGATGCCGCCCAGGTTCGTCTGCCCGATGAGCGTCGCGCCGCCGAATTGCGTGACCGCGTACAGAGCCCCACCCGACAGCGCATACAGCGTACTGTCCAGAACCCTCATGCCATTGATGGGGCCAGTCCCGAGCCGGGAGAACACCACCAGACCAGGGCACATGAACACCGGCACTGTCGTCTTTGCGTCCGGTGGAGACCGCTCGACAAACATATTGATCGCGCGTTGCGCATCGAGCGGCGCAGCACGAGCAATATAGGACTGAGCCGCGAATTGAAGCTCCGTCATCGGCGATACCCAGGCTGGAAGGCGACCCCGAACAGCACGCTCTCCGGTTCCTTGTCCCACCGCTTCGCGAGGTCCAGCCAGTAGTTTGCCCGCTTCTCGATCAGAGCGAACTGGTCGAGCGGCAACGAGAATTCAGGCGCCACTTCGAGCGCCAGGTTCCATTTGATCGCCGACAGCCACTCCACCGGGAAATCCGGCATCTGCGTGATGGACGCGATATCCTGCAATGGCCGCTGCCCGATGAACCGGATCCCGCTGGTGAAATCCGCCGGCGCGGGCCACACATTGAACTTCGAGAGCGGCTGCGTGTACGGACCATTCCCGGTCTGCGGGTCATAGAAGAAATTGGTCGGGATGCCCGTGGTCGTCTTGTTCGGCAGATAGTCGTAGTCGAACCGTGACATGGTGATCATCGGCGTTTCCTGCCGAGACGAATAGAGATACCGCCTCGCCTGCGGAGCTCGCAGCGGCCGCATCAGCGGGACCCCATAGTCGAAGCAAATCGCCCCGGCCGTCGCCTGCCCCGAGAGCGGCGAAGCCAGCGTCACGGTGGTGCCCACCGGCGGCACGGAGACGGTCGTCCAGAAGTTGATGCCGCTGTCCAGCTGCACCCCGAACTGATCGCCAGCATTGATGCCAGATGCCGAGGACACCTGCACAGACGATGAACCACCCGCGGCAGTCGCCGTCAGGCTGGTCTGCGTCAACGCATCGAACAGGCACGCATGATCCGTCGAGCCAGAGCCGAGCCGATATACCGTCTGGTTGGCGTTGAGGAACAGGATGCATTCCTCCTCGCACCACACGTGCAGCCCCGAGGCCTGCCACCCCTTCACCATGCCGTTCAGGGCCAGGAGAGTGTTCTGCGCTTGCGAAGGCTCAGGGATCTCCTCGTCCGCGATCACGCTGCAGATGCGCAGCGCCGCCGAGATCAGATCTGATGCCGTTTGCGTGTAGGTGTAGGAACCGCTCGTGGCCGGCGCGACCATGTCACGTCCCCCCTATGCTGGTGATATCGATGACAGAATTCTCGATCGGATCGCCGTAAAGCGTCCCCACGGTGTCAGGCAATCCAGCACCCGACCAGGACAGCGTGTTGCCAGAGACCGTCCCCAGGGTGAACTGGAAGTTGACCCCGCTGTCGAGCATCACCTGCACCTGATCGCCCGGGTTGAAGCCCACGCTCGATGCCACCTGGATCGACGTCGAACCGCGGGCCGCAGGAGCCACCACAGACGTCCCCAGCACCGTGAACCGGTTCACCTGCCTGGGCCTGGGCAACGGCACCGCCTGCTCATCCCTGACACCCGTCACGAGATCCTGCGGCTGCCTGGGACTGAACGACTGCGGCAGGGTGAGCAGGTTATCCCATTGCAGCCGCGCCTTCGATGCCCGCACCTTGTAGCCACGCAGATCATCAATCACGTACCAGTCTCCTGGAACATAGTGCTTGTCGTCGGCCATAGCCTAGCTCACTCCTTCCAGGCATAGTGCGGGCTGCGCCGATGCTGACAACACCGACGCAGCCCTAACCATAACAACCCTTCCGAGGTTCCCATGGCTTTCCATAAACTTCCCGATCTCAATTACCTTCTTGAATGCTTTTTGTGTAACCCAGAAACAGGAACTCTCGAATGGAGAATACGCCCAGAACACCATTTCAAAAGCGCAGTGGATGCCCGTAAAACCAATACTCAACATGCTGGCCATCCAGCGGGAACCATCACCAAAAGTGGATACATCCAAATCGCGGTGAACGGAACTGGATTTCGGCGAAGTAGGATTGTATGGGCCATGACGTTCCGAGACACTCCTCCCGCCGAAATTGATCATCGAAATGGGATGACTTCTGACGACAGAATCGAAAATTTGCGCGCCGCAAGCCACCAACAAAACATGCACAATTATCGCCCAAGAAGACCTAGATCCCTGCCTAAAGGAGTAGTGTTCAGGAAAGACCGCCAGGTCTTCCGAGCCGCAATCAAACTCAATGGCAGGAACCATTACCTTGGACACTTCAACACCCCTGAAGAAGCTCATGCCGCTTACTGCAAAGCCGCTCGCCGCCTCCACGGCGAGTTTTGGAATCCAGGATAACAATTATGAATTCGGCACCCCTTTTGTGAGGTGCAGCACCACCGCATAGGACGCATTGAGCGCCGCGTTGATGGTGCTGAACAGCAGAGATCCCGTCGAGCCGGTCAGCGCCGCCGTTCCGGGATTCTGGATGCCCCCGACGTCCGTCATGTCGATGCTTCCCTGCCCGCCCAGCGTCAGCATGCTTGCCGGAGACGTGGCATCGAACAGGATATTCAGCCCCATGCCCTGCAGAGCATAGTCGATCTTCCTCACCTTGAGATGCACGCCAGGCGTGAACGTCTGCCCCTGGACGATAACCCCATTTGCAGCCGCGGCAGCGTCCACCTTCTTGACCAGGGACTCGCCGGTGCCATCCGAGAGGTTCGTGAACCGCATAACCAGATGCCGAGGCCCATTGAACAGGGTCTGGCTCGTCACAGCGTCAGCCATGTGATCCTCCTTGGAACATGGCGTCCGACCCCACAGGAGCCAGCCGCCACCGTGTCAGCCAGTCAGATCACGCCGGGCTGGCAGCAACCGCAATGCCGCCGTCATGCGCGGTCACGGTGCCCATGTCGAGCAGAACACAGGCCGACGCCACGGTCTCCCAGTGGGTGAACCCGTAGCCGGTGCACTGGTCGAGCAGGATGACACCGCCGGCCGCAGCGTTCACGTTGAGCGCCTGCGTCATGGTCGTGGCGCCGGACTTGATGCTGTTCATGAACCGGCAGCCGATCAGGTTGAGGTAGCGATCGATCCCCACCGCACCCACCAGGAGATGCGACGACCCGCCACCGGACCCGCCGAGATCGGCCTCGAAATCGCAGTTCTCGAAGGTCACCCGCGGCGCCGCCCCGGCGATTTCCACCGTATAGTTGGTCGCGTTGCGCACGATGGTGTCGAGGCCGAACACGCAGCTGCGGAAGGTGGTTTCGCCAACGCTGGTGTTCAGCTTGAACGCCCGCGCACCGGTCTGGTTGGCAGTCCCGGTCGTCACCGTCGCATCGCCGAACCCGAGGAATTCGACGTTGTTGTAGGTGTTGCGCCCGCCGCTGTCCTGCCACGCAATCGGCGTGGTGGCACCGGTGGTCGGGAACCCGAAGAACGTGCCGAAGTTCTGGAACAGGCAGCCAGATCCCGTCACGTTCACCAGGGGGCCGAACGGAGTGCTGCCGGTGACGGAGATGCGCGCCCGCTTGCCGCGCTTCAGCGGCGAGCACACGCCGATCAGATGGGTCTTGTCGAGGTTCCACGCCAGCGCCGCCGACAGATGCACCGTGCCCTGGATGAAGATCACGTCGTCATTGCCAGAGACGCACTGGGCCAGAGCCTGGGCCAGCGTGTTGTAGGGGCTCTGCGCGGTGCCGGCACCAGCGCTCACGCCCGCGGTCGTCGTCTCCTGCACGAAGAAATAATTCCCCGTGAACGGAGGAATGCTGCTCGTGCCGAAGGTTGGGATGCCCAGGCTGGTGATGCCATTGGGGAAATTCGTCCAGCGCGTCATGTCGAAACTCCTTGTCGTGCCCCCCGGAGATGCACCGGGGCTCAACCCTCTCGGGACACAGAAGCCGCCGAAGCGGATGACGCACTGACTGGCGCAGCCCACAAGATAAGCCGACACGCCAGCCGGGACAAGCAGGACATAAAACGCAATCAGGCCGGGCCCACGAAGGTCACCCGGCCCGCTCCCCGTCCGCTTCTCCGGGTGGTCGACTCAACACCCAGCGCGGAACAGTCGAGAGAACGTCAACTGGCGAAAGGAGTCCGCGCGGGCGCCTGCCGGGCCGTTTCGGCATAGGGCGCAGGATCCGCGAAATTCTGCGGCGCCAATTCCGCGATGACCTCACGGCGAACCCCATCCATGGCATGCTGGAACCGCACCGCGCCATCCGTCTCCGCCGCCACATCCGTCAGCATGACCGCCTGCAGCCCAGCAGTCCGAACCATAGCATCGTGCCCATGGTCGTCCTGGATCGGCACCATGGCCCCATCCTTGGCCGCGCCAATGCGCTGCCTCACCGTTACCGCTTCCTCCAATGAATAGAACCCGAAATCCAGCCGAAGCCGGTTTTCATACTCGAGGCGCAGCATGAACATGACTGTCTCCCGTAACTGGCCGGCGGCAGCCGACACGACCGCCGCCGGCGCGCCGTTCAGCCGTGATGGTGATGATGGTGGTGGTGAACGCCCGGACCCTTGTGCTTGGCCTCGGCTTTCTCCTCCAGCGCACGATGCTCGCCACCCTTGCGCTTCGCCGCCTCGGGTTCCGCCTTCGCGCCCTTGCGGCCTGCGCGCGCTTCCTCCGCGCGCTTCGATTCGTGATGCTTGAGAGCCATGGTGCAGTCCTTCCCCAACAGGAGGCCGCCCGTCCGGACGGCGCCGGGATGCGCGCCACGACGGCGCGTTCAGCACCATAGGGCCATACCGGCAAAAAACTCAACCAGAGCTCACTTCGCGCGAGGCAAGGCCTTGCGCTTCGAACCCTTCGCCTTGGCCTCCCGCTGCACGCGATAGGCCGCAGCCACCGCCTGCTTTACCGGATGCCCGGCCGCCACCATTTCACCGATGTTCGATGACCTGACCTTGTCAGACTTCCCGCGCTTCAGCGGCATGACAACCTCCTGAAATCAGCGCTCGACCATCCAGCACCAGAGCAGCATGGCGAAGAACCCGATGAGCGTGGCACCAATGAGATGGATCATCTCGATTTCCTGCGATGATGAAACCGGACATTGGCATATTTTACGCATGCCGCAAACAGAAACGGCGCCCCGAAGGACGCCGTCTCCACCGTACCCTCAGTCGCCGCCGGATCAGACGCCGGGCGTGCCGTAGGCGCCGCGGAAATCGCTCCAGTTGGCCGAATACCGCTCGTAGCACGCCGCCTTGGCGTTCTTCGTGTCGAAATCGTTGTCCTGGTCGAAGCTGATCTTGTCGCGCTCGAAATACTGGAGCGCCCGCGGGATGTTCGTGCGGATGAACCACGCCGTGGTCGACGTGAAGTAGTGGTTGACCTTGATGCCCTTGGGGAACACGCCGGTCGCGCGCAGCACGTTGATCGCGTTGTTGGCCGTGTCGTTCTGCAGCACCGAGTGGTAGATGCGGTTCGCCTCGAACCACAGCTGCGACGGAACATGCAGGGACTGCGGCAGCGCCGAGATTTTCATGCCGCGGTTGTTGGTCGCCTGCATGATCTGGATGCAGAGATCCTCCACCGCCGTCTCGGACAGATCCGCTGCCGTGGTGAGCAGGTTGGACTGGTTGCCCGAGAGCGTCGGATGGGACGCCGAGAACAGCGACACCCCATCGGCACCGACGTAGGAGCCGCTGAAGCCGTTGTTGTAGGTGGACGCGAGAATGTTCTCCTTCGTCTGCCGCATGGAGAACGCCAGCTGCTGCGCGCGCCGCTTCGAGACCACCTCGTAGAGATTGTCCCGGAGCTCCTCGTAGGTGACGATGTAGCCCAGCGCGTACGCGACGTGCGTGTAGCGGCTGACGGCGCCCTGCTGCTCGGTGTCGTAGAAGATCTGCGAGCCCTGCGGCTTGACCGGAGCCAGGCCGAACCCGGTGATTTCGACTTCTTCTTCGTACGCCTTGTCCGAGGTCTCGACGTCGAACAGGTCCGGATATTCCGGCATGTGCTCGTCGTAGGAGCGGCCCCACCAGGCATAGATGCCGGGCCAGAGTGCCTTGGGGTGTGAACCCGTCGTGATAACGGCCATGATTGATTCCCCCTCAGATGCCGGTCAGGTTTCGAGCAGACGACAGATTGATGCGGCACAGCCACTTGGCATAGAGGCCGACCGCATTGTCTGCCTGCTGCAGGAGCCGCTCGACGCGCATCTGCAGAGTGTTGGTGGTCTGCAGCGTGGACGAATCCAACATCCACCCCGAGAGCCCGGTGACGGTCGAGCCGGCGCCCGCGACGAGGTCCGCATTGCGGCCGCCAGCACCAGCGACCATCGCGCCGCCATCGCTATCCTCCTGCACCATGTGCAGCAGGTTCGGGTCGTCCGCCACGTAGATGTACGCAGCCTTCGACGCCGGCAGATATACCGAATTGCTCTGCAGCACCGGGATCGTCAGCTGACCCGCATTGTTCGCGACGCCCATGAACACGCCGGTGATGTAGGTGCCGCCGCCGGCCGCCGCGATTTCCGCAGTGGGGATGCCGTTCGCATCCGCCGTGTTCGACACCAGCAGCACCGGATCGCCGACATAGAGCGCCGTCGCATTGCCGACCGGGACATAATAGACGTTGACGCTGCCGTTGTACGGTGCGCCCCACGTATACGCGTAGGGGACCAAGCCCCGCGGCGTGTTGGGATTTGCCATCTTCCAGCCTCTCGCAGATGGAGCCGACTGCGCCCGCCGGGATTGACGGGCGCCAAGAGTGCCTGAGGGAGAGGGCTGAGTTCCTGGCCCGAAACACCGCAGTCATGCTGCGGTGCTGCCCGGCGATGCTGCGCCGGATTATCGCTGGTCGATCACGATGCCGCCTTTGTTCGTGGCGACATATTGATTCTGGCCAACCGAGGCGCCGATGCGCCCCTCCTTGATGTCTCGAAGCTGTGCGTCGCGGGCTTTCTGCGCGGCATCCATGTCCTCGTAATACCACTGCAAGGGGATTTTCATCAAGTACGCAGAAATTCCCCCGCCCAGTTCCCCTTTTCCGACATTTCGCCGAACGGGCTGACCATCAGCACCCGTGACGTGCTCATAGCCGCCGGCCTTCGCCCGATCGATGCGACCAGGAACGTCATTGAACCAGTAGAGACGGAAACCCTCGATCTGCGGATA